TGGCGAAGCAATAGACATGGTGAAAAAGGCTACGTTCCAGGGTCATGAACTTGATTACCTCCATCTTGCAAAGGAACTTGGCGATATTTTATGGTATATTGCGGTTACTGCACAGGGAATCGGATACGATCTTGAAACAATAATGCAGATGAACGTCGAAAAACTACGCTCCAGGTATCCGGATGGGTTTGAAGCCGAAAAATCCATGCATCGAAAAGATGGTGATATCTAATGGAGATTTGCGGAAAGAAAATCAACGATGAATGTCAGTACTGCGGAAAGGTGCTTGAATGTGAACTGTTTAAAGACGGTCACGGCATCCGAAGAGAACGAATGAGAGTGTCAGAAATGGTGTGCTGCCAGCTGATACACCAGGAGGAAAGAGAACGTGGAAAAACCAATTGACAATGTAAACCACCCAAAACATTATACAAACCGAAAACATGAATGCATCGACGAAATGATTGCGATGTTTGGAAGAGAAGCTGTAATTGCCTTCTGCAAATGTAACGCATGGAAATACCGATACCGTGCTGGAAGTAAGGGGAACTACGAAGAAGATATGAAAAAATCCGATTGGTACATCAACAAGGCGATGCAACTATTAGATGAAGAATGAAAGAAAAAGTCTTTACACCGGCTCAATACCGGCATTCTTCTTCGGGATTAAATCCCGATACGTTTTCATTCCCATTGTATGTCTACTCCACCTGCTAGCAAGAGCTGATAAAAGGGCGAGTCAAATCGCCCGGCAGGTATTGTTCGAGCATCTTCCCACTATGCTTGAGCGGCGGTATGTGTTGGACTGAGAATCACATTTTTTACACGGTTCGATTCCGTGATACCGCAGAGGTTCGGCAGCTCCGAACTAGTGTGTTTATGGCGGATATCCACACGAAATAAAAAAATGCGGTCAAGAATTACTCCCCGATTGTTTTCTCCTCCGTTTACTTAGGCGCGTAATCTTGACCGAAACGCACAAAGGCACTTAGCTCAGCTGGAAGAGCATCCGTCTTATACGCGGCTTGTCCTGGGTTCGAGCCCCAGAGTGCCCATTAAAAATGAATTCGAAACCGACAGTGTGTAGACGCTGCCGCTAACCTAGAAAAATTATAGGCAGGAGTTTAAAACACTTCTGCTTTTGAAAGTAGAGGTGTTTTTTTGTCTGAAAAATTGCAAAAAGCGCTAGAAAGCTACGAAAACTACATCAGGAATTATGGGATAACCCTTGAAGTAATAAACGCTTATTCCGAGGCGGCAAATATCGCAATCAATTCCGAAAAGAATGTTCCACTTGGGTTAAAAATTACAAGGCGCGCAAAGAAAATTGCAGAAAAATACATACTCGAAAAGACGAACGGGACTGTATGGGAGCTGGAAAAGTATTCCTTTGAGAGCGGAAAACAGTTCGACGTGTTGGAACTGTATTACGGAATATTACTCCTAGAAGCGCAAAATAAGGTCGTAGACAGTTTTTTCCGTTATATAGAGAAAAATAGACTACCTAAAGACAGGTTTTATATGCCACGCAGGAAGCAACTTATAAAAATAGGGTTAGTGGACGCATTGCAGGGAATGATTGATGACAAGTATGATATGCTTTGCATCAGCCTAATACCCGGCGCTGGGAAAACTACGATTGAAAAATTTTTTGCGGCAGGCGTAATCGGATGGTTTCCAAAAGACTTTAATCTTTTTTATTCCCATAGTGGAGACATCACGAGAATGTTTTATGACGGCATGCTGGACATTGTAACCAATTCCGAAGAATACACATGGGGAGAAATTTTCCAGTCGCTACGTGTTACAAGGACAGATGCAAAAATGGAACAGTTTAATGTCGGAAAGTATAAATCTTTTCCGTCGATGCAGTGCACGTCTGTCGGAAGCAAGAATGCCGGTAAAGTAAGAGCATCAAAGTTTCTGCTTGTTGATGACATGATCGGTGGAATTGAAGAAGCGATGAATCCTGTAATACTGGATAAACTCTGGAGCAAATACTCTGTAGATGCTCGTCAGAGAAAGATTCAGGATACGGACGGGAAAAACTGCAAGGAGATACATATTGCGACCAGATGGAGTGTGCATGACGTTATAGGGCGATTACAGAGCATGTATGAGGGAAATGACCGTGTAAAAGTCATCGCCGTTCCTGACGTTGATCCGGTAACGGGAGAGAGCAATTTCGACTATGAATTTTCTGGTTTTACAAAAGAGTTTTTTGAGGACCAGCAGCTTTTGATGGATGACATATCTTACAGATGCCTATATAAACAGGAGCCAATTGAGCGAGAAGGTCTTGTATTCCCTGATGATAAAGTCAGGCGATATCTGAATTTACCGCACGGAGAGCCGGAAATTATAACAGCACAGTGCGACACAAAGGGAAAGGGTACAGACTTTTTTGTAATGCCGGTATTGCAAAAATACGGAGAAGATTATTACTGCATTGACTGCGTTTGCGATAATACGGCGGATTATGAGATACAGTACGAGAATGCCGCAAATATGCTTTTTAACAACAAGGTTCAGGAATGCGAATTTGAAAGAAATGCAGGCGGCGACAGAGTCGCTATGGAAGTGAATAAGCGTGTTGAAAAGATGGGGTGGATTTGTAACATAACAGACACGCCGACAGAAACAAATAAGGAAGCCAGGATATTCCAGTGCTCAAACTGGATTTTACAACACATAGTGTTTAAAGACAAAAGCAAGTACTCACCAAAAGAACCATACGGGATAATGATGTCGTTACTGGAGAGGTATTCCGCGTCCGGAAAAAAGCAATTGGATGATGTGCCAGATGTATTTTCGAACTTCGCATTAAGGGTAACAAAAGGAGACAGGGTCGCAAAAGTAGAGGCTGTAAGAAATCCATTCAGGAGGTATTGACATATGCAGGCGAAAGAATATCTCGGTCAAGTAAGCAGAATTAACAGAATGATAAACAATAAGATTTCTGAGATTGCGCAGCTGAAAGAAATTGCAATAAATATTTCTGCGATTGATACAAAGGAAAGGGTGCAAACATCCTCTGATTTTGACAAAATAGGGAAAATGTTTGTCAGAATTGACGAGGAAGAAGACAAATTAAATCGCTTAATATTTGAATACATTGAGCTCAAAAATAAAATTATATCGCAGATCGAAGGGATTAGAGAAGAAACCTTCTATTGCGTCTTGTTTTCCCGGTATATCGAAAACAAGACATTTGAAAAGATTGCAATTGATATGCAATACTCGTTCAGGCAGATAACGAGGATACACGGGAAGGCATTATTAGCATTTGATAAAATGTATGGGGAAGAATATAAAAACATGTCCTAGAATGTCCTAATGTAAAAGTGGTATTATGTAAAATGAAAAGAAACAGTTAAGAGAAGCGTTGCGGATGCAGCGCTTTTTTATTTCGGAGATTAAGGTTATGCATTCACAGTTTGTTTATTGCCCGAAATGCAAAAGAAGAGTTGCGCGATACGACGGAAAATCAAAGATAAATATAATTGTGGAGTGCAGGAAATGCAGACAACTTGTCCTATTTCACGTAGACACCGGAATTACAGAGAATAAGCGTGTCCCGAAAAGAAATACAAGTTCAGGCACAACGATTTGGTAGGTGTTTAAGCATGAACAGAATCAGTTTTAACGATTTAGTAAGCGGGGATTTTGGAAGAAAAATAGCATACACGTATGCCACAGAAATAAATTCACGAAATGTCGTTAGAATAATCGGAAATTGCATAGGATGTTTTTACAAAAACATACCAGCCGTAAAATATCTCTGGAAATACTACAAAGGAGATCAACCGGTCCTTTATAGAACCAAAATTTCCAACGAGGATATTATAAATAAAGTCGTAGAGAATCACGCATATGAAATTGTACAGTTTAAGGTTGGGCAGACATACGGAGAACCGATACAGTTTATAAGCAGAAGAGATGACGAGAAAATAAACAAAGCGGTTGATGAGCTGAACGATTTTATGGCAGACGCAAATAAGCAAGAAAAAGACATAAAAGCGGGTGAATGGCAGTCTGCAACCGGAACGTCATTCAAAGCAATTCAACCGAAAAACGGAGACGTACCATTCCGAATCGTAGCTCCTACGCCCTTGAACACTTTTGTAATTTACAGCAAAAGCACAGAAGAGCCAATGCTCGCTGTTCAGGAATTAAAGGACGAAAACGGGAAATACTACAAGATGGCATTTTCCGATACGATGTCCTTCAAGATAGTTGACAGTGCGGTTGTGGAGTCAAAACTTCACACATACGGGGGAATACCAATTGTCGAATACCCAAACAACCACGAGAGAATATCAGACATAGAACTTGTCGTACTTATTCTTGACGCAGTAAATACGATGCAGTCAAATCGAATGGACGGTGTGGAACAGTTTATACAATCGTTTGTAAAATTTGTAAACTGTGAAATTGACACGGAACAGTTCGAAAAAATGAAAATGGAACACGCATTTGTGGTGAAGTCCATAAATAAGGATTTTAAGTCGGACGTAGACCTGATTACTCAAGAGCTTAATCAGACGCAATGCCAGGTTGCGAAAGACGACCTGTGGGATAATGCACTTTCCATCTTGGCAATACCAACAAAGCAGAGCAACACTGGCGGAGACACGCAGGGGGCGGTTCAGCTTCGCAACGGCTGGGACTTCTCGAAAACAAGAGCAAAATTAAAAGATCCAATTGTAAAAACAGCAGAAAAGAGATTGGCGGTTGTTGCTTTAAACGTACTCAGGATGGCAGGAATTGACTTAAAACTTTCCGTTAGGGATTTTGATGTGCAAATTAACCACAGCCCACAGGACAACATGTATACGAAGTCGCAGACACTCTACCAGCTGTTACAGTCTGGTATTCATCCACTTGTCGCGATTAAAACAGTCGGACTTTGGGGGGATTCCGAAAAAACATTCCTTTTATCGAAACCGTATATTGATAATTTGTGGAAGACGATTTACGACGTAGCGGAAAAAGTCGATACAAAAAGCGTAAATAACGATCCTAGAAAGGAGCCAGAGAATGAAGTATGAAAACAATGTCGTTCAGGACGGCGTTACGTATATGGCTGGTGAAGACGTCCCCGACATGGGAAGCATCATATGCACAAAATTTTCCGGCAATATCAGAAGCTATAAAGGACTGCAAAAGGATCTTGCAAAGCTTCCTACATATGTTGCAACAGGTAGCTCCTGCTTAATGATTGACACAGGAAGGTTTTATGAGTTCGAAAAAACAACAAAAACTTGGTATGAACTATAGGAGTGATGCTGGAGAATGGAAGCAAACGAAGTATATGCAATACTAAAAAATCTAATAAAGAAGAATTCTGGAGCAACAGACGAACAGATTAAGCAGGCCGTGGAAGAATATCTTATCAAAAATCCAGTGTCCGTAGAAACCGATAAGACCCTGTCAAAAAATGGAGTTCCGGCGGATTCAAAAGCCACAGGGGATGCGATAAAGAAAGCAGAAGAAAGGGTAAACAGTACCATTGACGAAAGAATCCTGGACGCATTTTTCGGATCGATGAGAAACGGAAAAGTTTACCAGACGGAGCTGTATTTAACAGAGACAAACCCAACATCGGACGGTGTAAAAACGATTGCCAACAAAGACAAAGTGTGTGAACCTTCAACTGATACTTTGGAGGGTCAAGACGATTATGAGGGTATCGGTATTTTTAACTGGTACAATTGTAATTACATCACAGACGATTATGGACGCAAAATCCCAACAGCAATTGAAGGCTGGGGTGATGGATACAAAAACGACAGCACTGTTGACGTAGGCGTTATCGCAATGACTCCGTATTGGTCGGTTGTCGAGAAAGATGGAAAACAAATCTGGACGCTATCGGACACGCCAAACGATGACTATGGGCTGATCCCATGGGAAACGGCGAGAAAAGAAGATGGAACTTACGCGTCCTATGTAATCCACAGCAAATACGTAAGCGGTATTGGAGCGGATGGTCTACTGAGATCATTCAAAAACTCAAAACCAGCAAGAAACCAGTGCTACAACAACATGATAGACAACTACCAAAAAAAAGGCAAAGGTTGCTGGGGAGCTGGAAAAGAAAGGGACATGTACGTTATTTTGTACGACGTAATCAAGTACGCTACAAAAAACGAACAGAAAACCTTCAAGGGAACAACGAACTACAATTTCCAGATTCCGGCGTCGATAGAAAGAAGCGCAAAAGAAACTTACTTCCCGGTTGCAAACAATCAGGCGGCGCAAATCATTGTTGGAGGTTACGTCTCCGTTGGATACGGAGCTAAAAACACAGATAACACGGTAACTAACGACAGGGGATACGCGACGATCCACCAGTATGCTGACGATGTTAAAGTGCTGAGGATCGAAGATCTGGACGAAAACAACAAAGCTGTGTATCTGGACGTGGAGGATGGATTTACCACAATCCCCGTTACGTTGAGCGACGAAGTAAATGCGCAGATAATTTTAACGTCGATGCACTGGCGGAGCGGCACGACAGACAAAGTAATCGGGAAGCACGATGGCTCAATGACATCCAACACGGATGGCAAGCATCCGTTTAGGGTAATGGGTCTGGAATGCTCGGTTGGCGGTTATGTCGTATACGCAGACTCGGTTATGATATTTAAAGAGGACTACAGCAAAGATGTATATATTGCGCCGAGAGGGACGAAGCATGTAAAAGACGAAGCGACGATCAAGAGCACATACAAACTAATCGGTAATATCCCCGGAAACGAGGGCAATGATTTTTGGATTGGAGACATCGGCGTTGATGTGGAAACGTGCTCATGGTTTGCAAAGACCGTCGGAGCAAGCGATTCGCAAGGCTGGGGCGACA